GGGACGGCTGACACCCTTGATGACGACTTGATTGATAACTGTGTTGGTGCAGCGTCACGTCTGATTGATGGTTATTGCAATCGTAAGTTTTGGCAGAGTGGTACGGCATCTCGTGTGTATCAGGCTGAGGATTCGTTCTACTGTTCTATTGATGACATCGCTGGAACAGCAATCACACTCAAAACATCTTCACAGGCTGACGGAACTTTTGACGTGACATGGAAAGTATCTGACTACCAGCTTGAACCATTGAACGGAAACCTTGACGGGTTGACGTGGAGTTACGACAAGATTCGTGCTGTAGGTGATTACCTGTTTCCTACTGTGAATGCGAATTATGGTGAGCAGGCTTTGGTTCAGGTGACTGCTGTGTTCGGTTGGCCTGAAGTGCCGGAGCCTGTAACGCAGGCGACGATCATTCAGGCTTCACGCATCTTCAAACGCTACGACTCTCCGCTCGGTGTGGCTGGGTTTGGTGACTTGGGTGCTATCCGTGTGTCTCGATACCTTGACCCTGATATGGCTCAGTTGGTTGAACCGTATCGTCGTATGCGGATTTTTGCATGAGTTACTCTGTCACCGATATCAAGACTGGTATTGCTAACGCGCTTGCCACGATCCCAGGTTTGAGGGCTTACGCCCAGCAACCAGACAATCTGAATGCTCCGTTTGCTTGGCCTATGTTGGATTCAATCACTTACAACGGGGCTATGCGTGGGGGGTTGGTGACCCATATTTTCGTGGTGTCTGTGGTTGTGGGTAGGTCTGCGGAACGCACAGCTCAGACTGCTTTGGATGGGTATTTGTCTTATGAGGGTACGACTTCGGTTCGTGCTGCGTTGGAATCGGATCGCTCGTTGGGTGGGGTGGTGCAGAACTTGCTGGTTGAGTCTGCCTCAAATATCTCGACGATGGATGGCAACGATGCGACTTATCTGATGGTTGACTTCCGTGTGGTGGTGTACGCTTAGTTGATACACATTCCTGCGAGCGTGTAGAGTTTCAGTAGTAAATCTTCGAGTGCCGGAAGGCAGGAGTCACAAATATGGCAAAGCAAGTTCTCACAAACGTGGCGGTCACCTTCGGTACAGCTGCAACCGATATCACTTCATACGTTGCATCAGTAACGCTCAATCTGTCAAAGGCTGAGGTTGCTACAACTTCGTTCGGTTCGTCTGGTGCGGTTACTCGTATCGCAGGCCTTGCAGACAACTCAATCACTCTTGAGTTGCATCAGGATTACCCAACGATTGAGAAGTTGTTCTACGATGCTTGGGCTAACGGTACTGCTGTACCTGTCACGGTTAAGCCAAACGGTACTGCTGCTGCTTCAAGCACAAACCCACAGTACGCATTCAACGTACTTCCGTTGACTTGGACTCCTGTTGCTGGTGCTGTTGGCGATCTTGCTACCGCTTCAGTCACTTACCCAATTGATGGTGCTGTAACTAAGACTGGTACTGGCGCGTAAGTTTTCTAAGTAACCCTTAACCCTGCGGAGGAATAATGAAAATAGCGTTGGAAGTAACGTCGTCATTGGATCAATCTAAGCGCACAATTATTGCTGCGTTCCCAGACTTCATCGCCTTTGAACAGAAGTTCAGTAAGAGCGTTGCAAAGTTTGAGGCCGAACTAACTCTCACCGATTTAGGTTTCTTGGCTTGGCATTCTGAGCATCGTCAGAAGCGCACAGGTTTAGATTTTGATTCTTGGATTAACGAGATTGAAGCATTGGAGTTGGGTAACCAAGCTGACGCTGTGATCGTCCCTTTGGAGATCAGTCAGCCCATTGGATGATTGCATATCTGTCTGTTGAGACAGGTATCGCTCCTTCGGTGTTGCTGGCAGAAGACCCTCGAATGTTGTTCACGATGTTTGCTTATTTACGTTGGAGAGCAATTCATCTAAACAAGTAGTCTTGATGTATGGCGGTTTTCGGTAGAGCAGGTCAAGCCACTATTACTGGTGGCAACGACGCAATTCAGATACAAGGTATCTACGAGTTCCTGCGCGACGCTTCAAAGGCTGACAAACGCTTTGATGTTGAGATGCGTAAATCTGCTCAGGTGGTGGCACAGTTGTTGGTTGATAAGGCTAAGGCTGAGGCTGCGACTGTGACTCGTTCTCGCCAGGCGACTGAGGTGATGAAGGGGATGCGGGCTAGGAGCGATCGTATTCCTACGGTGAAGTTGGATCATAAATCGGGGTTTGTGTCTGCTTCTAATCCGAACCGTAAGCGTAAGCGGAAAGTCACCAGAGGTGATGTGTTCTTTGGTGCCGAGTTCGGTGGACAGGCTAGACCTAGGACTAAACAGTTCTTGCGCCATCGTGGACGTTCGGCGTACTTCTTCTGGCCTACTGTCCGTAAGGAAAAGAACAATATCGCTACCCAATATTTGGACGCTATTCAGAAGGTTTTGAATACCCTAAAAGATTCTTGACTTTGGCTGAGTTTCCTGTACCCTCTAGGTAGGAGGGGTTATGGCAGTTCTGTTCAAGAATGTGAAGTCTATTTATCCGAAGCCGTTGGCTTCGTCATGGGAGCAACTCAAAGAGCTGTTGTCGTTGCATGAGGAGAACGCTGTCAAGGCTGCGGGTGCGTTATGGTCTCCGGTTGAGTATGACGCTGGCACTACCAGAGGCAACCGTAATGTCAGGTTTGTTGAGGCATTGGTTGTGGACATGGACGGTGAAGCGTTCGACAATGCACGTCTTGACGGTTTGGAATGGTTTGCGTATTCGACTTATTCGCATCGTCTAGACGATCCTCACTATCACCTTGTTTTGCCATTAGCGGAGAAGGTACCTGCGTCGTTATGGCGTGTGGTGTGGCAGGAGTTGCATGACCGTATCGGGTTGGTTGGTGACCCTCAGACTAAAGACCCTGCCCGTATTTTCTATCTACCTCAACACGCGCCGGATCAGCCTTTTGAGTTCCATGAGGGTCATGGTGTGTTGTTGGATTCGTCGTTCAAGTTGGATGTTGAACCTGTTGTCAATCCTGTGTCGCCTCGCTCGAAGCAGGTGCGTCAACCTCGTCAGCGTCGTGCTGGTTCAGAGGTATTGGATGAGGCTTGGTGGAATGCGCCTGTAGATATTTCTCGTTGGGATGGCCTGACAGGGAAGGCTTTGTATTCTGCGATGCTTGATGAGTTTGTTGCTTTGCGGAATGGGTTGTCTGTTATTGAGTAGAATCTTCGCATGGCTGGTGAGCGGACGTTCGTTGTTAAGTTTATTTCTGATACCGCTGCAGCCAAAGCAGGGCTGAAACTTCTATCCGGTGACATCAAGGGTTTCGGGAATCAGGTCTCTAAGACTGCTCCGTTGTTTGGGGCTTTAGCGATTGGGGCTACCGCAGCATTTGGTGCTATCGCTGTTGGGATGACTAAGGCAGTCAAGGCTGCGATGGAAGACCAAGCATCGCAGGCTGAGTTGCAACGTCAGCTGGAGAAAACCTTTGGGGCTAATGAAGCGTTGACTCGTTCTGCTGAGCGGTATGTGTCGGTGACACAGCTTCGAACCGGAACGTCGGATACTGAGCTTCGTGCGTCGCTGGGTTTGTTAGTTCGAGCAACAGGCGACCTGACTCAATCGCAATCGTTGTTAAATACTGCGCAAAATATTTCCGCAGCAACAGGGAAAGACCTAAGTAGCGTAACCACCGCCTTAGCCCGTGCCAGCCAAGGCCAGTTCACCGCGCTATCCAAACTTGGTATCCCGCTTGATGAGAACATCAAGAAGTCCAAAGACTTTGAAAAGGTTGTTGGCCTACTCAATGACCAGTTCGGTGGTGCTGCGGAAACTGCTGCAAACACGTTCGGTGGACAGTTAAAGATTCTGCAAGGTCAGTTCGGGGAGATACTGGAAACCATTGGCGCAGCCCTGTTGCCATATCTGCAAAAGTTCTCTGAGTTCTTGGTCAAGAACGTGGCACCAGCAATCCAACGAATCACCTCGGTCATTGGTGAAAAAGGTTTGATTGCAGGTTTCCAGCAACTGTTATTTGAATCAGGCAAGGCTGGTGCAGGGGTAGCAGGAGTGTTTAAGGCTATTGCTATTGCAGCAGCTAACGCCATAAACATAATTGCCAAGGCCTATTACATCACTAGTGCAAACTTCAAACTTCTCAGCCGTGACTTTGTAGGCGCAGCAAAAGACTTCTACAAAGCAACCAACGACTACATCAATGTTGATGAGGTTGGTAAAAAGTTTGACGCAATCGCTGTACCTATCAATAACTACAAACGGAGTATTCGTGACACTATTAACGAGCAGTCTGGTTTCAAGGGTTCAGTTGAGGAATTGACTGATGACACCAAAGGCTTAGGCAAGGTAACTAAGACTTTGAAGACAGCAACACAAAAGTTGGATGAGTACAACAAGAGCCTCGGTGTATCTGGGCGTTTGCAAGATCGGTTGAGTAAGGCGAGCAAGTCTGAGGAGAAGTCGCTTGCTTCGTTGACTGATGCGAATACGAACCTGGCTAATGCTAAGGCGAAGTTGGCTCAGATTGAGCGTGGCTTTGGTGCTGGTTCACCGGAGGCTTTGGCTGCGCAGAAGGAGTTGGATAGGGCACAGAGGGCGCAGGAGCGGGCGACGTTTGCGGTTGAGGAGGCTATCTATTCGGTAGCTGATGCTGAGAAGAATCTGGCTGATGTTCGTAAAGACCCTGAGTCTTCACCTATGGATGTTCGTCGAGCAGAGTTGAATCTGGCTGAGGCGAAGTTGTCGGTGAAGGATGCGATTGATTCTCAGATTGATTCGACTAAGGAGTTGAATGACCAGCAGACGTTGTTGAATGAAACTATTTCTGGTGCGACGGTTGGTTCAATTCTTTACGATGAGGCGTTGGCTGATGTGACTGAGGCGACCAACGATCAGGTCGCAGCGTTTGAGGCTTGGGAGGAGCAGGTCAAGCAGACTAAGGATGCTCAGGATGAGTTCAATAAATCGTTGCAGGCGACAGCTGATTTGATTGCTAAGTATCCGAAGGTGTTGGGTGGGATGCCTAATCCGATGGCTGGGGTGACGAATCAGGTTAAGACGACTGCTGGTGGTGGTTTTGCTGTAGCTGGCAATACTGTTTATGAGGTTAATATCAATGCTGCGATTGCTGATCAGGGTTTGCCGAAGAAGGTTGTGGAGGCGTTGCAACAGTACAATCGGACTGTTGGCAAAGTTCCTGTGGCGACTATTTAGGGGTTTGGGATGTCTGTTGCGATTCCTAATTGTGGGACTTATACGGTTGAGTTGGATTATGGTGCGACAACTAATGCGTTTCTACTTGACGATCCGGTCGCTGGGGTGCTTGACCAAAGCGTGTATTTGTTGGAAGGGTCAACCGATTTTCAGGATGTGACAGCGTTTGTGAAACAGGTGTCTATTAGTCGTGGAAGGCAGAACAGGTTTCGTGATGCGACTGGTCAGCCTTCGACTGCGGTGATTCAGATTGAGGATTCTGATTATCGGTTTAGTTTGGTGAATGAGAGTTCGCCTTATTGGAATAGTGGTAAAGGTCGTTTGGGTTTTGAGTTGAACTCGAATGTGCGGATCAGCCGTAACGGAACATATCTGTTCACAGGTATCATCACCCAATACAGTCAGGTCATTGAGAACCCGAACAGGTCTGTTGTGACGATTAACTGTTCGGATGAGTTGTTTGCGTTGAACAACTTTAAGACTCCAGCGTTGACGGCTGTGGCACAGCGTTCCGATGAGCGGATCACAGCTGTATTTGATGAGGCTGGTTTGTTTACTCGTCCAGGGCAACGTGACCTTGAACCTGGTGAAGCGAACCTTGGTACCGCACCGATAGATGAATCAACATCGGTTCTAGAGTATTTGCAACGTATCAACAACTCTGAGCAGGGACGTATCTTCATTAAAGCTGACGGCACTTTTGCGTTTGACCGTCGCCTCATTGGCGAGTTGCAGGATTTGGATGCTGTGCTATCTGATGCCGGTGGTACCGCTATCCCATATTCGTCGTTCCAGATTGTGAACAACTGACATGGCAATCGTAAGAACATTCAACACCATTGAAGATGTTGGTGGCATTGAGGACACTTATGCTGCACCAACCCCACAACGCACTAACGAGTTCACCCCATCAAACCCTTCGGTAGTGAACACAGTTAACGTCGCTATCGCCCCACCAGCACCAACAACCGTTGACCTCAACACCACCATCGAATACGCTCAAGCAATCGCAGCCGACTCCGTAGCGGACTTCGGTGTACAAGAAACACCAGTCGTCGTCACCCTCCTAGAA